ACGACTGTAGGCCACACTAGCGCAGATACTTACACCATAATTATGGCTATGCGGAAAGAGTATGGCTGATTCTAAAAAAGGCGAAATGCCAAAGCGCAACAAAAAGAACTTCCGCCCCACAAAATCTGGGGCGGGAATGACAAAAGCTGGCGTAAAAGCATATCGCAGTAAAAATCCCGGCTCTAAGCTGAAAACAGCAGTGACAGGGAAGGTTAAAAAAGGAAGTAAAGATGCTAAACGGCGTAAGTCTTATTGCGCACGTTCAGCAGGACAAATGAAAAAGTTTCCAAAAGCGGCTAAAGACCCTAACAGCCGTTTAAGGCAAGCTCGCAAGCGTTGGAAGTGTTAAATGGCAATAAGTCGTAATCAAATGAGAAAACAAATCACGAAGCCACCTCAAAAAAAAGATGATATGCCTAGAGGTTTAACTTATTTTAGAAAAGGTGGGGCCGCTTCAAAAAAATCTAAAGGTAGTAAAATATGCCCCTCTGGAAAAGCATGGGCTAAAAGAACATTTGATACATATCCAAGCGCTTACGCAAATATGGCAGCTTCTAAATACTGCAAAGACCCTAATTACGCTAAAGGCGCAAAGGGTAAGAAAAAGAAGAAAAGCTAATGGGTGCGCTTAAAGATTGGGTAGATCAAGATTGGGTTCGTGTCGGCACTGATGGAAAGATAAAAGGTGCGTGCGGCACTTCTAAAGATAAAAAGAATCCAGACCGTTGTTTACCTCGCAGTAAAGCGCAAAGTTTATCTAAAGAAGAACTTGCATCCACGGCTAAAAAGAAAAAACGTGAAGGAGCAAGAGGTAAAACTGTGGTTTCCAACACTAAAAAAGCTAAAGTTAGAAATATGAACAATGGCGGTATTGTTGAAACAAAGTCTAAACGTAAATTTAACGGCAAAACTATACCAAAAACTGCTGTTGCAAGAGGTTGTGGTAAAGTAATGTCTAACCGAAGAAAGCGTACAAAAGGCGCTGTAAGCCAATCATAAGGAGTTTATCATGGCTATGAAGAAAAAAGGAAATCGAAGTGGCGGAAAAATTCGTCGCATGTCTAAAGGTGGAGCAGCAGGTGGTAAGAAAGTTCGTCGCATGTCCAAAGGTGGAGCAGCAGGTGGTAAGAAAGTTCGTCGCATGTCCAAAGGTGGAGCCACTGGCGGCAAAAAAGTAATGCGTATGACAAAAGGTGGAGCTGCTGGAGGTAAAATGACAGTTGCAAAACTTAGATCTGCCGCTAAGAAAATGGGTATGAAGGTGGTAAAAGCATAATAAATGGCTTATTTACACAGCAATATACCTTATTTTAAAGCATGGGTTCGTCGTGAATATACTCACAACCACGAGAGTTATCATGGCGAATTCCTGCATGCTATGGTTATTGGTGTAACCACAATACCTAATAGATGTTTAAGTTTTCAGGTTATATTTACTGGAAATGAGGCTGAAGGAGAAGAAGAAGACACAGTACATGGTGGTGCTATGTGGGCGCGTATGCCCATAACTGCGCTTGTTGGTGACATTCCTTTAGAAGAATGGCCTGAGCCAATGGAAACATACGATGCACAGCCCTGGGACTGCGCTTCTCATTATAACTCTGTTTATGTTATGGATAGAACCACTCCTTGCCCTTGGATGGCTAAAATAGATGGCCAAATGTATCCTGCAAAATATTTATTTACTGTAGACTACACTGAATCAGAAATAGCAGATGACCCAGCGCAACATAAACAAAATCATGTGCTTCAGTTATTAGATGCTGGAGAATGGACGGGTAATATTGTTGCGTTACCTAATAATCGTGTGCGTGTAACTCACCCTGCTTGGTTTCAAACGGGAGAAGGCGCTCCTGATTTTAAACCATCTCAACATATACACTATTCAAAAAGTGATTTAGACTATACACTAGATGTTAACAAGGTTTTCGATAACCTTTACAACGAGGAATAACATGACTGTATCAGGCTCCAAAAATTTTGAATTAGACGTAGCAGATTATATTGAAGAGGCTTTTGAGCGTTGTGGTTTAGAAGTTAGAACTGGTTATGATTTAAAAACTGCTAAACGCTCTATGAACCTTTTATTTGCTGATTGGGCTAACAGGGGTATCAATCAGTGGACGATTGCACAAAGAAGCTTTACTGTTACAAGCAATGATGGCCAATATGATTTAAGCGCCGATGTAATAGATATTTTATCTTTGGTAATACAAAGAGATGGTACAGATTATTCCTTAGATAGAATAAGTAGAGACGCCTATTTAAACATTCCTACAAAATCTACTCAAAGCAGACCTAGTCAATATTTTTTAGATAGACAAATAACACCAAATTTAAAATTGTGGCCTTTGCCAGATAATAGCACAGATGTCATATACTATGATGCTTTAATTCGTTTAGACGATGCAGATACATTCGTAGATACCATTCAAATTCCCTTTAGGTTTTATCCAGCTTTAGCAGCTGGTTTGGCTTACTATATAGCAGTTAAGAAGGCTCCTGATAGAATACCTTTATTAAAACCAATGTATGAAGAAGAATTAGGTAGAGCTATGGATGAAGATAGAGATAGATCTTCTTTTCAAGTCTCACCTCAACTGAGAAGTTATAGATATGTCTAAGTATGCTTCAGATAGATGGGCATACGGCATATCAGACCGTTCTGGCTTCAGATACAGACTTAAAGATATGCGTAAGGAATGGACAGGTTTGCTTGTTGGAAAAGATGAATGGGAGTCTAAACAACCTCAATTAGAGCCAATTAAAACAAGACCAGACCCTCAAGCTTTAAGAAATCCAAGACCAGAACAGAATTTAGTTGAACAAAGAACATTACAGTATGGGTTTAATCCTGTTGGTTTTTTAGATATACCAGGAATAACTCCAGACAATAATTTAGTTTCTACTGGATCAGTAGGAGAGGTTACGGTGACAACAACATGAGTTTTACATTTACAACATTAAGAGAAGCAGTAGAGAATTATACTCAAAACAATGAAACATCTTTTATTGCCAATATGGGTATTTTTGTAGAGTTAGCTGAAGAGCGTATTTTAAAATCAATTCAATTAAATGTTTTTAAGAAAAATGCAGCAGGTGCCATGACTTCAGGAAATCAGTATTTAGCTGTTCCTAGTGATTTTTTAGCGCCTTTTTCTTTAAGTATTACAACCAGCACTGCTGACGTTGAGAATAGCAATACTTTTGAATTTCTTTCATTTAAAGATTTAGATTTTGTTGAAAGTTTTGGCCCAAATCCAGCAACAACTGGTGTGCCAAGGTATTATGCTCAATTTGATGTTGACAACTTTCTTATTGGGCCAACTCCTAACGCTTCTTATGTCTCTACGTTAAGTTATTTTTACAGGCCAGCTAGTTTAAATGAAAGTCTTTTAACGTTAACAGTAGGAGCAACTGGTAGTTTTACCAACGGTGAAAAAATTACTGGAGGAACAAGTGGGGTAGTTTCTACTATTAAATCTATTTTAAGCTCAACTACATTATCAATATTAGTTCCTTCTGGAACTTTCACTAATGGAGAGACTATTACTGGAGGAACAAGTGGTGCGACAACTACAGTAACTTCTACAGGTGCTGATGCAACTATTAGTTGGTTAAGCGAAAATGCAGAGATAGCCTTGTTGTATGCAACTTTAGTAGAAGCAAGTGTTTATATGAAGGAGGAGCAGGATATTATGGCAATGTATAATTCAAGATTTGCAGAAGCAACATCAAGATTAAAAAATCTTGGAGAAGCTCAAGAAGTAACAGATCAATACCGAACAGGTGAAATTATAAGGCAGAAAACCTAATGTTAACAAACTCACTTAGTATGTCAAATGACTTTGCTGTAACTGTAGAGACAACAAACAATAGAGGTTTTACGCCAGAAGAAGTAGCAGTTCGTTGCGTAAATAGAATTATTGGAGTTTCTGATAAAGCGGACCCTGCTATTAGAGATCAAGCTCACGCTTACAGAAAGCAAATAGAATCAATAGTTGCAAATTATATGCACCAGGCTATTAAAAGTGATAGAACTACTGTATATAATGCAATTAAAGATTCTGGAAACCCGAAATTAGCAGAATATATAAGGAGAATGTGATGGCTTTTACTGGGAATTTTTTATGCACCTCATTTAAAAAGGAGTTAATGGAAGCAAAACATAACTTCTTAGCTTCTGGGGGTAATACTTTTAACATTGCTTTGTACACCAATAGTGCAAGTTTTACAGCAGCAACTACTGCATACACAACTAGCAATGAAATAAGTGGAACAAACTATAGTGCAAAAGGACAGGCACTTGGAAATGTAAATCCAACAACAAGTAGCACAACAGCGTTTACTGATTTTGCAGATGAAGTGTTTTCAAATGTAACTATATCATCTGTTCGAGGCGCCATGATATTTAACGACACAGCGTCTGGAGATCCCAGCGTTTGCATTTTAGACTTTGGTGCAGATAAAGCGGCAAGTTCTGGCGACTTTACAATTGTTTTTCCAACAGCTGATGCGAGTAATGCGATAATTAGGATAGCCTAATGTCCATCAATAATGTTGCAGCATTCCAAGGGTGGAACAGCTCTATTCAGGGTTGGAATACTGGAACATGGAATACTAATGTTGCCTTTCCGGTAACTGCTACAACTGCTATTACTGGTGTTGCAACCACTGGAGATGGTGTAATTGGTGTTACTGGCACCAGTGCTACTGGATCAGTCGGTTCTGTAACCGTTACAGGTATAGCTAATGTTTCTGTTACTGGCGTTGTGGGTACAGCAACATTAGGTAGTTTCTTTGTTACCAATACTATGGTGACAATGACAGGATCTATTGGCTCCGTTACAATAACAGGTACTGCAAATATTTCTGTTGAAATGACAGGAATGACAGGAATTATAGGATCTTTAAGATCAACTTGGGGAGAGGTTGTGCCAGATCAAGATTCAAGTTACACTACCATAACACCTTCTCAAAATGCAAATTGGGAAACCGTAGAATATGCTACAATAGGATAGGAATTAAAAATGGCTAGTACATACGTTAATAACCTCAGGCTAGAAGAAATAGGTTCAGGCGAACAATCTGGTACTTGGGGTGATACAACAAACACAAATTTAGAAATAATAGGCCAAGCAGTTGCCTGGGGAACCAGAGCAATTGCAAATGCCTCAACAGATAACATTACAATTGCGGACGGTGCGTTAGACGCGGACAGGTGCCTTGGGTTAAAACTCACAGGTGGCGGTCAGGCGTGTACGGTAACACTTCTGCCAAACACAAGTTCCAAA